AAACGGCTTGTATATATCTGTTGCTGCTTGATGTTCCTAACCCACCCGTGTACCTGAAATTAAACGCAGCACACAAAATGTTGTTTAGAAGAACCTGACCGCCAGAAGTAGAGCCAGTAACAAAATCAACATTAGGAAATATGCCATCCAAAGAGTCAGAAATCTTCGACGTTGTAGAGCCAACAAGCGCATAAACACCATACTCATTCATAAACAGCACAGAACGGAAGTACGGGAAAATGGCATACGCCAATTTAGTACCCACCGATGCACTGACGTTCGTATTTGTAAACAGCGTAGTTCCAGCCGTTGTAACTCTAACATCCGAAAACACGTTAATACTATCGTCACCAAAGATATACAAAAAGTTATTGGCTGACAATAATTGAATAATGTTTCCGTGCAATGTCGCGTCAGTAAGCACTACCGTACCAGCCGACACTGTTACAAAGTCACTGTATGAACCCGCCGCTGAGTAATAAATAGTCCTACCGCTAGAAATCCAAACCCGTCCAGAAAACGACTGAATACCGGAGTTGGTTCCAGTATTGATAATTGCTTTAGCTGTTGCGTTGCTGCCGCCACCGCTAGAAATGGACACCGTAATGTTGGATGTGTTCGTATAGCCAGAACCAACATTCGTCATAATGACTTGCGTAACGATGTTGCCGCTGACAATAGCCTGACCTGCCGCATTAGTACCGCCACCACCCGTAATTGTCACCGTTGGGTTAGACGTAAAGCCCGTACCACCATTGGTCACTAGAACAGCTACAGTGCCTTGAGCAAATGTGGTGATAGACGCTACAGCATTAGCACCTGAACCACCACCACCGTTAAACGTAATGGTTGGAGAAGACGTATAGCCAGAGCCAGCCTCAAGTAAGGTAACAGACGAAACGGCGTTAGCCGAGATAGTAGCGATGGCTGTGGCCTGTACTCCGTTCGTCTGATTCGGTGCAGAAATAATGACAGCAGGGGCAGACGTATAACCTGACCCTTTACTGACAATTCCTATTGAGCCTACTGAACCAACAGCAATTAAATCTGTTCCGTTCCACGTAAAATAACCTTTAGCCGGGTCACTAATCAGTATTCGTTCGTTTTTCCACTGGCTAATGTTCATGCCGCTGGTTGAGAACGTACCGGCAGAGGCTAACGTGCCTTTGATGCTAGTTGTCAGGTTGACGTACTCGCAGCTTCCGTCATCCTCAAACGCTATCAAATAATCGTCTAAGCCAATGTTAGCTGAGAAGAAATTAACAACGGTATGAGAAAAAGTAACGCTGCCAACAGCATCATAAGTCGGCGTAATCTTTAAGTTGGCGTAGCCCACCGGCATCGCGTTCTCAAGCCAGTAGAACTCATCGTCACCGATAGCCGTACGGTTAGCTTTCGTGTTAACGCCACGAAAGTTCTTAACGACTTCATACGATTTTTTCTGTTCTGCCGCTGCCATGACCTAGTACGCTCTGGAATAAGGGTCAGGCAGTCTCCGAGTGTAGATGGACGCCTGAACCGCTTGAATTTGCTGTTTGTACTGCCCTAAATAAATCTCAGCCTCACCAAACGACTGTTCATAGTATTTGGCTAGATAAGCAGCATAAAATTTAACTGGATTAGAGTACGGGTCATTAATGTTGTCTGTATCAGACAGATTCACTAAATCTGTCGGCAGAAGAACCGTATCTAAGTCAATTACGTAAGCTATGTCAGGAACAGGTCCAATATAAATTTGAGATTGCCCATAAATGCTATAGGCAACCGGCGTTCCGATGCGGTTCTGCCAGTAACGCAACTGTGCGTTAAAGTCTGTCCAAGGCATATAGCGCAACGGTATTCTGGAATTTCCCCAATAGAGGTTAATGTTGATGACGTCCAGAGTAAGATTTCCAGACGGCAAACAAGAATAATTGATTAATTCTGAGGGACCGGCGTACTGAATCGTAGCCGTGCCGCTAGTAAACGGTGTGCTTGGCGGGTAAATGTTGTTTGCGGAAGGATAATTAGGAGCGTCTCCTAAAATACCGCCAACAGTTACCGCATAAATAAAGATATTGGAAAATACGTAATCACCCGCACTTACAGCCAAACCGGATGACCAAATAACAGGGTTACTTCCACCAGCCACTGGGGTACAAGGCGTTTGACTTGTTTGGACCGTGCGGAGACACCCTGTATCACGAACAACACGCGCTCTAGCACCATTGATGTAGTCAGTTAGCTGACTGTTGGTGTAAAAGTTAGCGTTTGCATCGTGCAGCAGGTATCTAACAGCAGTAATGTAGCTTTGCAGTGTCTGCGCCATTTACGGTCCATATTAAGCTGCTACATTGACTTTTCCCCCTGCCTCTTTAGAAGGCAAGGGTACTCTTTCAACCACCGGGGATAACGAGTGGACTTTTTTTGGCGGCTGGTCCGTAATCAGAATCTTTTCAAGGATTTTTAATCCGGCAGGAATATCTGCCTTCGTCTGAATCATCGCCAACCGCGCCATATACGGTTCTTTATCAGGGTCGTTATGCCCGAATATGTGACAAACAGCCTCCAGAGGCACCTCCACACTCTCACCCACCGGAAATGTGTAAGGTATGTAGTTGTAGCTAAAGGTTATGGGTTTTTCCCATTTGTTTGTCACATAGACGGTTTGCATAATTAGAAGCTCACAACGTCGCCATAGACGCAAATATCAACGGTGTTTGCATTGTTAGCAATCGCGTTAATGTTCACGTACAGGCATTGGGTTACGTTACCGGCTACAACATTGCTGGTGTATGGTGCTGCCGCATTGATGTCAACATATCGACCAACGGTAGACATAGCAGTTAATACGGTATTAGCCGTAATTAAATTTGCGCCATCACCAGTTACTGAAATGCTTACATTTGCATTAGACACGTTACCGGAGCCGTTTTGAATCGTCACGCGACGAACAATAATGCCACCGGAGTTAGCTACACCACCGCCGTTAGTTAAACCACCACCCAAAATTGGAATGGTGATAACTGCGTTACCAGCGGTGTTTAGCGTCGTAGCGCGAACAACACCAAGACGACCAAAGCTAAAACTGTCAAGATATAGTTGCGATACTGCGTCAGAATTAGCCATGACGCCCCCTTACGATGCGTAGGTACTGCTGACGTTCTGACCACCATTGGTAGCCAACAACGTAACGGTATCAGCAGCAGCAGTAGATTTCGCATATACGTTGACGCCATCAGAAATGATGACACCACCAGTATTAGCAGCAATCAATGTTGCATTAGACGAACCGTTATAAGCAACTACCGAAGTATTTGCTTGCGGGAACATCAGATAAACACCGGCTGGAATAACCGTACCGTTACCTGTACTTGTCGAGGTAAGAGTAGTGGTTAAAAAATAGGCACCAGCAGTGTTCGACTGTGCGCCAGCAAGAATGATTTTATTGGTACTTAGTGACATGGTTAGCTCCTTAGATGCTTAGAGAGTTGTAACCCGACACCACTGACATCGACTTAGGCTTAGTTGAAACCAACTCAGCAATCATCAATACAGCACCAACATAACCAATCTGCCAGTTTGGCAGGGTCGATTCAAAACCAGTAAACACAAACGAACCTTGCTCATGAATGTAGAGCGAAAGGTAGTTAGTGTTCAGGAAGTAAACCGTACCTTCTGGACAGTAGGGGTCAGGATAAATAGGTACACCAGCAACCATCAAAGCACGGAAAGCAGCTTGTGGGCCGTTTGTGTCGCCGTCAAAGCCGTGACCGGGAGTGATGACGTACTGCTCTTGACCGACAAAGTCTTGAGCCAACAGGGTCCATGTACCAAAACCGCAAACACCAAACGAAGGCACTTCAGCACCGTTTTTCACAGTACCAGAAATGTATTGCAGGATGTTTTGACGAGTTGGGTTCACGTTACCGGCTGAGTACGACTTTGACTGCCACCAGCTATAGGCTGAACGGCTGATATTGCCGTATGTGCCTGAAGCAGAAACAGCGGCTGGCAAGCCAGTGAACTGTTGCGTGTTGGTGCTGTTGGTGTACAAGGCAGTTGCCATTGCATCCATCATCACGTTAGTCGCGTCGTTCATACGGGCTTCAATCAATGGAATGATTGCAGCGTCTTGCTGAACTGCACCTTCCATACCGAGGAACGGTACTGGAGCAATCATCAGCTTCAGGTCGAATTCAGCGTTGAAAGCACCTTGCTGGACTGATGGCTGGTTAAACGAACCAGAGTAATCAGACCATTGCGCGTTCACAAACTGTGCGCCCTGAACGGGAACGGTTACGGAAGAAACACCACCGGAAGCCTGTTGCGAGTTAGCAATCAGAGCCGCCATGAGCGGTGTCGAGTTATATAGTTGAACTACCAGCTTCGGAATGAACGCACGCCGTGTGACGTAAGTCAACTCGGTATATTGCGTACTACCTGTTGCTGGAATGATACCGCCACCAATAGGCATGGTTATCTCCTAAAAAACTTTATCCCCTACTAAATTAAAATCCAATGGGTCGCTTATTTTGACGCAACTCTTGGAGTGCTTTTGATGCTTCGTCTCTAGCTGCACCGACAGGGTTCTTGTAGTATTTACCTAGGTCGAACTTACTGACGGCTGACGGGTTGTAACCTGTTGGCGTTGGTGTAGCGGATTGCTTCATCCACTGCCAGTATTCCGCTGCCGATTCGTGGTTAGTAATGCCTTTTTCTAACATTACTTTTTCCACTTCATGAATATCTTCTTCGCTCTGCACTAAACCTTTTTTCATCAGCTTGTTACGGCGTGATTCAAGGTCGCGTACAGCATCTTGCTCTCTGTCTTTTGCATCACGTTCCATAAGCCGCTGTTCTAGCTTATCGACATACGATTTAGTGGTATTTTCGATTTCCAGTTCAGGAATGACTAAGTCTGGTTTAATTTGCTTCGTTAAACGCAGAACATCTTTTCTGGTTGCTGGATTATCGGAAAGTTCACGCATTAACAACGCTAATTGGTCGCGCTGTTCAAAAGACATATCTTCAAGACTCATTTTTATCCCCTAACTACGTTAGATTACTTTTTTACCGTCACCGGGCTTTTGAACGCCCATCTTATTTTTGCTACCAATTTTGTTAGCAGCATTAAGACCGCCAAATTCTTCAAAGCGGGGAGGGTTCGTTACAACACCGTTTTGCTGGTTGTTGTCGGTAGGACGGCGAGGGCTGTTAGCACCTCTTGGTTTAAACAGGTCCATGATAATTCCTTACATTGGAGTGGGTTGAGGTGAAGCACCGCCACCACCGGCACCGGGCATACTCATCGGAGAAGGTGCTGCTCCGGGCATTGGCGGGAGGTTCGGGACCATAGGAGCTTGCGACATTGCACGGCCTTCTGGTGTTGCTCCACCGGCTTGCGGCAAGTTCTGTAGCATCTGAATAATCTCAGATTGCTGGAGTTCATTTGTTTTTTGCTTGCGAGGGCCAATCAAGCCTGTCAACGCACGAATAGCGTTCAATGCTTTTTGACCTTCTGGAGATTCACTACCTAGACTTGGCAAGGCTTGTTCAATCAAATCCATTGCCATTGAGATGTTGACTAGCGCACCTTCACGATTTCCCATCTTTGGTTCTGGCGTAGACATCGGTGCCGACATAGGGGCCGTTGTCGAGTCAGACATCGCTGTCGGGTTTTCAGGAGCAGACTCAGCAGGGTTACCCTGTTGCTTGCCAATCAATTCCATTAACTTATCGGGTGGTACGCTCATAAATAACCTCTATCGTCTAGCTAGACGCGATTAGACCAGACTATCAGTAAATGTCAAGTGGGGGAGTATTGCCCCTCCCCCTTGGGATTAATCCACAAGGGATTACTTACGTGCCTTACGGCCTTTGCGTGCTTTGCGTGCCATGTTGATTTCTCCAAATAGCAGCGGCCAACTTAAAAGAGGAAGTCAGCCAAACCTCATCCCTTGCGGGGAATTAACGACGGGTCTTGCGACCACGCTTCATTTTTTTGTACATGATGTACTCCTATCGCTCAGTCATGCGGCCCGTCCTTCTTGCTTGACGGGGGTTAAAAGACTTAATGCCCGACACCCGATACTGCATGGATGGCGCAGCCTCGGTCCTTTTCAGTTCGCCGGTCTGTACTCTCGGCTGGTCGGATTTCGGCGTGTAATCAGGTCTAGTTGCCATTATTCACCTACCGCTTTCAAATCAGGTTTACCTTCAGGCTTGCCTTGGGGTTGCTGCGCTTGATTCTTTTCGCGCTTTTTCAATTTATCTATTAACAATTGTTTCATTGGCGGTTCTAGCAAGTCAAGCAGAGATTCCTTGTCGATGGCTTGTGCCTTGTACAAGTTGAACGCCAACTGACGCATATCTTCCGTAAATATTGGGCTGTTGGAGTGAGCGTCCACTTTCACCACATAATCCTTGGTGAATTGTTCTGCAATGAACTTGTTGCCTTCTTCGTCTTTGAAGTGTGTGTTGTCGTAGGCTTGCATTAGCTTTAGGTACAGTGTGGCTACCTTTTCTAAGCTGTCTTCTACGATTAAGGCACGTTTCTTTGCGCGAGAACTTCCAAGACGGGCCAACTGAGAAGCATGACCAGCGGAGCGTACGCCCTGCTCACCACGACCAGACAGAACGCTTGATATTCCAGATGCTTCTGCAAACATTGCATCAATTTCATGGATTACCTCAAAGAGTGACGCTGGCATTTCCGGTGCAATGGAATCTACCTTCGCATTAGGCATATCGCTTGAGACAAACGAACCCGGACGGTCAAACGCAAAGGCTTTCTCATCCGTGATACCCATAAAGCCAGAGAAGACCTTGGGAGGAGAGGCTTGCTTAGAGAGCAGGTCCAAAATTTCTGTCATACGGTTGTTTCGTATGGCTTGCAGCAGGTTCAGTCGAGCAACTTCACTCTGACCCCAATAATAATCAAACTGAGGATTAGGGCAGATTTGAACAAACGGTAATTCGCCACGCAAGAATACGGATGCACCCGGACGGTCATAGATGAAGATGTCAGGGTCAGCCATCGTGACCACTTGGTAATCCTGAGTCTCATCATTCCACACCCACAACTCATACATCTTCACGGTGTCTTCAGCAACACGGGCTTTGTAGCGGTTCGTGCCGGTCAAGTCTAAGTTGACGTTACCGTAGATGGTTGGGTTGGATTGACTCATGATGATGCGGTCAAGACCTTCCGGCAAATCTTCAGTCTTGGTGTGCATCGCTGTTTGTATACGCTTGACGATGTCTTCCCGTTTAGGGTGACTATACAATCGATTATACAAATCGGATTTTGTAATGTAATAGGTTTGTACTATCGCCTCTTGCCTGTCGGTGTAGGTGACGTCTTCACGTAAGACGCCTACAGAACTTGGCTCCACCATGTAGGGGTGAATACCGTTGTTGACTACAAGTTTGACAAAGGTGGTGTTAAAGACCAGTGCCCATGTCAGAGCAGACGAGAATACTTGGTCGGCGTTAGAGTTTAGCCACTCATCGTTTAGGGCGAGAGTCAGTCTAGGAATCTTGATGTGTTCTTGTTCTGGAACCGCAGCACCCACGTTGATTGAGAAGCGGGTTGTTTCAGCGGAATAGAGGAACGATGTTAGTTGGTCTACGTGCGGAAAAATCTTATTGAACAGGGCAGGATTTTCATTGGTGCCAGCACCGAACAAAAACCAAGAGCGCAGAGAGGCGTAATCCCCTTTGCGCTCTGCCAAAGATACCATGCACTTTTCGATTAAGTCGCGGTAGAAGAACTCCCGTTCTAAGTCTTTGGTTGGTATCCGCATTTAGGGCTTCACTTGAAGGTTTTCATGGTCAGCTATATAACTCGCCGCCTTGGGTCCTGTCAAGTTTCCTGCGTCTCTAGGGTTCATTCCGACCGATTCTCCCATCACGGACCGTACAGCCCCGCCTTTTAGGAGGTTGCCCATGCTATATCGGGAATCCCCGCCCCAAATAGCGGCATCGCCGGGTCTTGGCTCTCTTGGACGCTGTTCTGCCTCTCTAGCTTCCTTCTCAAGCTGCTTTTTAGATGTTTTGTTCTTTCTGGTAAAGAATCCAGACTGATTCTCGCCTTCACGGGTGGATTTGATGTTTGTCATGTCAAAATCCATCGCTAACTGCTTAATTGTCTTGTCGTTCTTCTTTGTACCGTCCGATACTAGCCCAACAGGCTGCAAATAAACGATTGCGACCTCATCAACGCAGTCTTTCATCGGACATTGCGCTTTTCTGCTCTCAAAGTAGCCGTGTCTTGGGCATTTGTAGTCATGTAGAACTGCCATTGTTATCCCCTTCAAATAATGGTGGTTGCGAATAATCGTCTATATTCCTCATACCCAATCTAATCCCTATCTTGCCATTAATCATTTGTAGGCCAGTAGTGGGCATGATTCTCGGTTTAGCTTCCCTGCGGTATTCAATGTATTTGCTACGGTTACGCAATTGCATGATGGCTACCTCGCCACGTTGCCATGCCTTGTAGCCTTTATCGACTCTGCGCTGGATATATTCGGTCAGAGGCTCAGAGCGATACCAGAAGACGTCTAGCAGGTGGGCTTTGTTGACCCCACACAAGTCTGCAAAGAGCTTCATGGAGATGCCGCGCTCCTTATCCCTAATGAAGCGGCGCATCTGCGTCATCAATTCACGCTTGGTAAGAACCGTTTGCGACATAGTTGAGTATGTAACCTTTGGTTTGCAGGAAATCTAAGAACTCTTTTTCCCGATAATAATTTTCTACGCCCATTGGCAAGAGAATCTCATTGTCTCGGATTAGCTTACGAGTTGTTGAATGATGACCAAGGAGTTTAGAAAAGTCCATATCGTCATGAAACTTGGGAGCAATGTGTTCCATCGAAAAGTATTTAGCGACTTCGTTGGGAGCGTACTTAAATCCCAAGGATTCAAAGAGTCCACGCTTTAGGCAAGACAATTGAATGTCTTCATTCCAAAGATGTATTTCATCGGAATACGATTGAACAATGCCTAGCTTTGTTGGAGCTTCTAAGAAGCGTTTGCTACGCAAGGAAAACCCGCCGTTTAAAACAAGAATTGGGTCTTCATATTTTGTCCATTCAAAGCCTAGATGTAATGTGTTGCCCACCAGACCAGCATGAGTAATGCCGCCAATGTAATCGTAGGTGTAATAGTCTTCTCTCCAGTTGGACCCGTCCAAAACCCATCCGTCATCTTGCACAATGAGACAGAAGTCCGTCATGATGTATTCATGCAAGCAGTGCATGATAAATGTGCTGTAACCCCGGTAGTCAAAAGGAAAGCAATGCAGCCATTGGATGTCTTCTGGCAAGTTCTCTGGTTTTGCAGGAGAAATGAGCAATCCTTTTGAACCCGGCAACTCTCGCATACTGCGAACAATGGACGGTAAGGTGGCTGACCCATCTGTGTGTCCATGAACTGACACAATGGTTAATTGATTATGCGCCATACACACCAATCGCTTTCAAGTAGTTGGATACTCCCTTGCCTACAGACAATTGCTCCGGCGTCTTTGCTTCTAGCTCTCTGGATACTTTACGGCTTAGTTTGCGTTGAATTAATTGGGGCTGAACCTGTTCCGAATAAGCAGCGCACGCTAAGGCCATCGCCATTACACGGTCATCTTTGTTGCGGCCTGATGCCTCGATAGATGCGCCGTCACGGATAATGGTCTTCATCTCCTCAATCGTATCAACGGAATAGACGTCAAGCATCTGGCGTTCAAACAAGTCTTTGGTGTAACTCATCATTCGCTCTTTAGTTGCCGCTGTTGTTAGCCAGCCTAATGAGTTAGAAATGCCGCCCATCGTGTCATTACGCCGCCAGATGTAATTTGACATCGAACCATATACGTCCATCAGACTCTTGCCCATAGCGTTGCCCATGCTGGCAGCTTGACGGCGCAAATTCTTAATCTCATTTAGCACAGCTTGTCCCGGCCCGTTAACCTCCAGATTAAGCGTCGAGTTCTTGTAGGCTCCTGCCAAATGAGCGATAACCCATGCAAACTGGTACGTATTAAGTTCTGAAGTGGCGAACTCAGCAACCTGCTCCATTCCGTCCGAATAGCAGCGGAAGACTTGAATACAGAACCTATCAGCCCAATCAGAAGAACCATAAGCAGGGTCTGCACCGATAACGTAGTAAGCGGTATCAATTGGCTCCTCCCACACCTTTAACGTAGACAGGCGTTCAGTAGACTTCAACACTTCCGTGTCTTGAAAGTTGACACCCATCGCATAGCGGTAATGGTCGCATAGAATCTTCTTCGCAATCTTCATGGCGTCAGTACACCGTGAGTTAGAGAAGAAGCTGGTGCCTGTCATTACGAACGCATAGTCTTCTGTCGGAGGGAACTCTTGATACATCAAGGAATCATCTTTGATGCCTTCTAGCATCTTCCAACGCCACCACGCCATCTGGCGCGAGTTAATCTCAAAGTTGTAGAGCTTCTTAATATCTCGCGTCCACTCTTTTTCTTCGGGCGTTAGTTTGCCGTCCCAATAGACTTTGTAGACATCAGTGTCAGGGGCCGCAGAATAAAACTCATTGCGCCACCAGCCACAGAAGATGGCCTTCTGAGTTCGTGCGCGTTTGGCTGTCACGTACATATCGTGAAACATATTGAACCCGCGAGCAGTGGACTCGAATATGTAGAGACGTTTAGGGTTGGTTTCTGCAAGCGAGGCCAGCAAGGACGCTAGTCCTTCTTCATCGCCCCACGAAGACGTCTCTGTGCCGTGAAGGAATGTGATGCCCTTGCCACGACCAAGACTTCCTTTCGCTCTAAGCCCTGCGACTTGATAAAAGATACGGCTGCGGTTCTTGAGGGCAAGAGAGTTTCGATTGTGTGCAAGTATGGGTATCTTGTACTCTTTTGGCAGACCTTCCATATAACTGCCGAGCGTTCCTCGGAACATATCTCTGTTTTCTTCTGTGTCTGTAACAAGTGTTCCATTTAACCCCGCGTTGATGTAGTGCCAGTATAAGTCTAGAGCTAGACTTATCGTAGTGATGCCTAGCTGACGGCCTTTAAGAATGACAAAGAAATGGATACCGTTCTCTAAGCCTGTAGCAATCTCATCCATGACATAGGTCTGAGTGCCGAGAAGGTTATCCATCTTCCTTAACCCCTGCTCTTTG